CTGGAGTTCTACCATTGAACTACACCCGCTTATAGTCGGGGTGACAGGATTCGAACCTGCGACCTCTTGATCCCAAATCAAGCGCTCTAGCCAAGCTGAGCCACACCCCGTAAGTGTTATGCAATTTCACAACTCATAACGAAAATATATTACCATACTTTATTATGTTTGTCAATTCTTAAAAGAACTGCGGATGACAGGAGTTGAACCTGCACGTCATAGACACTAGAACCTAAATCTAGCGCGTCTGCCAATTCCGCCACATCCGCATATAATAACGCATTCATGCGAGTTTTTCATATCTCACGCTAGATTATTTACATCTCATAGCGCTAGATTTCTCGTTGACTGCTTGACTAGTATACCAAGCAAAAAACAAAATGTCAAGCATTTTATTTCACATATTTTAAAATAATATTTAACTTCCATCCATTATACTTATAACCATGATGTATAAAAAGTGTTCCATCCTTTGCCAATGACATTGACAGTATGGCGTCTTTAAAATCTGAAAAAGATGTAATGTAAGATATACTTGCATTCATTATATGTGTGGTACTCATCACCATAAACTGTGATTGTGTTCTGACCGCCCTCATGTCGACCAATGCACTGACTGTCGATTCTATCTTAGTCACATCAGAGGCAACCGATCCACTTTTGGCAGTTGATGATAACGTAACAGGCACAACCTTCTGATAGATCGGCTTGCCATCAATCCAAGTACCGATTTCAATTTCATCTGTTGAATATACCTCACTTGAAGCGCCACCGCCACCAGTTCCATCCTGTCCGTCTTTACCTTTCAGATTAGGCGTTGTAAATATACCTGCTGCCGTCGTGATATCCAATTTATACTGTGTATCGGTGTTCTCGGCATTTTCCACGATCGTTGGCGAAAATCCATCGGCACCGTCTTGTCCATTGACACCATTAGTACCGTCTTTGCCGTTCGTTCCATCCTTACCATTTACACCGTCAACTCCGTCTTTCCCATTAGTACCATTCTTACCAACAACATTTCCCACATCTGTATTCGTGCCATCTGTCAAGGATACAATCAGATGTCCTGCGCTGTTAATTGATACGCTTGAGATTCCTACTCCTGCTGAACCACTTGGCAATTGTTTTATGATATCATCAATCTGAGATTTCGTATAATAATCGGATAAATCTACATTACCGCCAGATGATCCACCATTCTTTTTAATTTCCTCTTTAATTTTTTCAACAAGATATTGCAAACTTGTCTGGTCTAAGTATTTATCTGCTGGGCTGTCACTAACTCTCATTCTACTCACCGCCCATCATAACATCAATATCTGATTTAGAGATTCTTCTTGATCCATAATCAGCAGGCGAATAAACAGTAGGATTCTTACTTGTAAACATAAGCGAAAAGCATGAATATTCATCTTCTGGCTCTGGGATAGACGCAATCTTATCCCTAAGATTCTGGATTCTTTTTTCAAGATATTTATACGCTTGTGATGTTGTCGTAAATTCTGTAATTGTTTGTCGCATGATATCAATATCATTGCTTACGGCTTCTAGGATATCTAAAGCAGATAATAACATCTGCCTCTGGTCTGTTTCTTTATTATATTCTGCGGTTGCAGATAATCCATTTTCTAGCAAAAACTGTGTGTATTGTTCATCTGAAAAGTATTCTTGATTTGATAGTTCCATTTTTAAACGATCTAAAATTTGCATAAACTCCTCCTTTCATTGCATCAAAAAAGGAACCTAGTCGGTTAAACTAAGTTCCCTTGTGTTGGTTAGCGATTTTCGTATTCTTCTGCTGCACCACCTTGAAATGAGCCACTTCCAGTTACTTCTGGAGTATCGTCATCTGTGCTATCATCGTATGTTGAGTCATCATCGTATGTTGAGTCATCATCGTATGTTGAGTCATCGTCATCATCATAGTCATATGTCGAATCATCATCATAATCCTCGTTATATCTTAACGCAATTCTTACCCATTTTGTTTCACTTCTTGGATAATGTAACTCAATTTCATATTTATCATCATTTGAGGTCCATTTATACACATCCGCATTTTCATTTTCATCATCTGTTTCAGGATCAACGTCTCCATATTTTTTTATCATATATTTCTTTACTGTTTTTACTGAACTTGATGACATATTTCCTATATTATTAGGCATCCATTCCACTTTTGTAATTTGCCTATACATATTTCTATCTGCGGTTATTTCACCTTTAAGACCAACTAATTCGTATTCGGTATCTATTGTATCCCCGTTACTAAAATCATCTTCATTACTTATATAGCGGCTCCATTCATCGCTATCTTCGCTTTCTCCTAAATTTTCACCAAAGGCACTTTCATAATTATCTAAAGATTCCGATGCACTTTTATATTTAGATTGCGAAATGATATTAACCAATAAAATAATTCCTACAATAATCGCTCCAACAATTATTATTTTTTTTCTTTTCTCCTTCTTCTTTTGGAGTTGTATTTGTTGATTTTTTTGAATATTAATTAATCTTTTTTCTGATTTTCTTTTTTCCTCTTCTACTTCAGATAAATACTCCTGATAATGTTCTTGTAACAATTCTATATTTAAATGCTCTTTAATCCATTTTTTATCTTTTTTACATCTATGACATTTTGTTTCATCATTATAGTTCAATGCACCACATGTACAAATCCAATAATCAGCATATTCCTCAAGAAAATATTGATCTTTTGTATGTTGCATTTTAGGATCTGATTGAATTTCACGTAAGTATTGCTCTTTTAATTCTTCTCCTAGATTTTCTTCTAATAATGTTTTTTCTGGGAATTCCTCTTGTTTATTGCCATCATTTTGCCATGTTTGTCCATCTACATATACAACTTTTTTTATTTCAATTTCAATTTCTCTTACTTGTGTATCTTCTAAATAAATGGCTGTTTGTTCCCCACATGTTGCATCTCTTCTTAAGTCCAAATCTAAATATTGATATTCAAACTGATTCACAATTATATTATGTAAAACATCATACCCATTAATCTTTACAAAAATGGCTTTTATCGGTTTCTTTCCAATATTTTGTAATTTTAACTGTACTGCAACCTGTTCATTAGCATTATCTTTTAATAATCTTCCACCCATAACTAACACTGGGCATCCTTTAATATATTGTTTTTCTTTTAATTCAAACAACTCTTCATATCGTTTTTTCATATGCAATTTCCTTTTTAGTCAAATGATGGTAACATATCATCATCTGAAAACCCTTCATTAACAAATCTTTCAAAAATTAAAATCGTCTCATTTATAGTCATATTAGTTCCTCTAGAAAATCCTCCAAATCCTCCCGAACTAACATTTTTTCCTAATTCATTAGTTGTAGCACACTTTAATCGCCAATTTTCTTTTCCTAAACGATTCAATCGTTGATTTAATTTATCAACATTTACTCTTCCATCCTCGTCTACAATAGACATAACATAATATTCATAATATCCTTCTTCCATACTCTCCTCCAAAAAAATCTTTTTATCACTAGTTGTATATCTATTATATTCTTTTTAGTGAATGTATTCAACTTATAAAAATGAATCATTTAAAAAATAAATAAAAATATTTTTGACCAATCACTTTAACAAATCCTTGTATATCTCTGCCTTTTCTTTCATTCTTCTGATCTTTGCTTCTTTATGCCTTTTAATCATGACCTCAATCACTGCGCCTGCTTTATCCACAACAACAGATACCATTGTCATGTATCCAAGTAAAGTTACAATTTCATGCCCTGGCATAGTTAATAATGTATGTAATAATTCCATATTCGATTCTCCTTATTTGTCGAAAAAGATATCGGCACAATCTCTCATCCCTTGCAAATAAATCTCTCTGCACAGGAGTCGATGATTTGTCGATACCTCACTGATATATTCTTCTAATTGTTCTGTTTGTTCCTTATTTAAGCAAGATTTTAATTCCTGCAAATGACTTTCCTGCATCTTGACCGATTCTGCATAATCCTCGTCCAGTAGTTTTGTGCGTTCATGCACTTCCTTAATTAACTCCTCTGCAAGGTAACTATGCATCATTTCATTATAGATTTCTCTTTTCATCTGTTCCATATTTCCGTACCTCTTTCTTTTTTATCCTACTTTATCACACTTAATCCTACTTAGCAATATAATGCACTACCATGTGATAAGATACGGTTAAGCGAGGTATGGATATGAAACCATTAAAGAAGAAAGTAAGTATTACGTTAGACAGTGATCTGGTTGAAATGATCAAAGAGTTAGCAGAGAAAGATGATAGATCGTTTAGTCAGTATATTAATATGGTACTGAAAGACCATGTAAGCCGTGAAAACGAAGGGACTACGAGTGAGTAGTCCTTATTTTTTTGCTGTGGGGATTTTTGGTGTTTCCTCTAGCCCATATTTGAAAAGAGGGGTAATCGCCTGCAATATCGTCACATTGCACAAATTTTTCTTATATTTTCGTGCATATTTACCTACTTATTCTTCGTTAGAGTCCCAATCTAGCGTTGTTTTTGGAAATAATTGGTACAAATATCGACATAAAATTTTGCTTTTATTACCTGTTTTAAATTGATTTGAAATACTGATATTTTATCAAATGGATTTTGTAAGATATTTCCAGTGATTCTGGCACAATCTATACGTCTGTCTGTATAACCGTTAAAAAACGTAGTAATACTAAGGATTTTTTGCCCATAGAACGGCAAATTTTTTGGATGTATCGCTCCCAACTATTTCCAAATTGCGTTCACCCAAGACCTGCGTACCCATTTCGAGTACCCAGACGGTACTTGAGCCCGACTTAAAATTAAGCCCGTTCCTTATCTTTCTCTATCTCTCCACTAGCACCATTCTCTTCATCTAACCGCTTCAACTCTGCCACACTGTCCGTGATCAGATCACTCTTTTCCATGACGGTCTTTCTACTGATCGCACCAAGTTCTCTCATGGCTTTTAAGTTAGACACCATTTCTGTTGTTGCAACTGGCATATTTACGTTATATACGACCTCAACATCATTCGATACCTCAGTACCCTGCATTTTCAAGATCATCTGGAATCGTCTGAACCTCTCTTGAAACCCTTTGTTCAGCCATTTCTTCGTTTCATCTGCATTGATATTTGCCATATGAAAAAGAATCTTCATTGACACTTCACTGATATTTGCGATATTTGTACTACTACCTAACACACTTGGTATGCAAGCGATATCATTCAGCATCTGCTTGATATTATCAAGATATAACTTGATTGTATTGTAATCCATTGTTGTACTAACTACCTTGTAGTCACCATTGTCAAGATTCATTACATATCCTGTTGCATCCGCAGGTATCGTTGATTCAATCCTCTGACCTACAGCCACAGGCATAGGGTTCAAACTGTTGATATAGATTGCATCGCCCATCTTACTCAAAATATCTTCTAAGTCATCCATGATCGGCTTAATATCAGTCAACATACTTACGCCAAAGTTATAATCCTTATCATTGAAGTTATGATAATGAATTGGCAGACCACACACATTAATCTTGGAATCTTCCATATGTAGATACCCACCATCATTGTTCCAATTCTCAACATAAGTAGGATAATATACGTTATAAAATGTGATATTCGTAAATATATCTGTCCATGTTTCAATAAATGCAATATAACCGCCACGATCATCATAAACAGGATAACAGTCGCCACTGTCAAGCACCTTACTTTTGATGATGCCATCTTCCACATAAACAACTTCGTAAGCGTCACCAAACTTATTGACTCTATCCAGAATCTGATAATCTACTGTCTCGTACTGCCCTAATTTATATATCTCATTAAAATTCTTGATCGTATTCTCATTCCCACTAAATGACACCTTCTTGCCAAGCAGATACGTCGCATGGAATCTAAGCACCGTTTTTGCATAGTTTAGAATCGTCTTTCTTGTAATGAGTTCTTTTCCTTTATAAGCACAGTTCTCTCTTCCAAGTACCTTATGTCTGCCTGCAAGATAGTCACGATTAGCAATACATTTCGTAATTCTGTTCACATGATAAGGTTGGTTGACTTCTTCTACGAACCATTTTGCAGGATTCTCATACTTATTTTTATATTCTTCGATTGCCACGTTGTCTCTCCTTTCTGTTTCTTCTATATAATATCGTTAAAATGGATACCATAATCCATTCTTCATTCCCTGTATACAAAGACACAATCCCATGACCAAGTCATCATGACTGCCACTGATTGCGCCCATACTTCCGTTATCATTTGCGACGAATACCTTCATCTCTTCGAGCATATCTTTACTCTTGATTTGGATTAAACCTTTATCGAACCATTCACGACAGTCGTTCACGATGATAGATTTTGTCTTATTGTTGGTGTCAAACCCGACTCGCCAGATCGTTCTCTGGAACTCATCATATGTCTTATACTTGGTCATGTTCATATAATGTTGCTCGTACCGCAGACGTTCAATAACACTGTGTCCACCACTTGCCTTTTCAACTGTCAACAACGCCTTGTTATAGTATCTGCCTAAAGCATTTAACACATCGGCATACTGATATGGCTTAATCTTGTTATTCCTAAACTCAGCCACCTGTTGACCTTCTCGGTTTAACACAATTGCAGTAGAGTAGTCCTGTCCTAACCCTTCTGAGCAGTCAACACCAATATAATATTTCTCGCCAATTCGTGGCAATTGCCAGATATGAAACGTCTTGCCAAGATAAGGCATTAATATAGTAGGAATACCTGTGACCTGTTTCTTTGCCAATGGCTTGATCTTGTTCTCTACGATCGTAGTCAATGATGTCGTGATTCTCTTGGAATCAAATAACTGTTGTCCTGTTGTCAAGAAACATTCAGTGTCTGTTGATGGATACTCAACTTGGAATGTATCAAGTCCGTCTGTAGATACTTTCTTCCTGCGCCAAGCAATCTGAGCCAAAGAAGCACCCATTTTCAATAATTCTTGTTCATCCTCATCAAGTTCCATGTCCTTAATCTTCTGAGACGTTCTTGCTTCATACTCTGCCACGGCTTGCTCGTATTGATTAGAAAACAAGGATTTTCCGTTTATCCAATTGAAAAAGAATGGTTTATATGAATTGTCACCGTTCTTCGCTTGAATATATAATTCTGAAAATTTATTGAAACCATTTGCAGTAGATTCTATGATGATTCTTCCAGATTCACTAACTGCCTGTGATAATGCGTGTAACTGTTTATCTGCGTTCTTCCAAAAAGCAAATTCTGATAAATGCACGATACCGTTCAAAGTATCGCCACGACCAATCTCTTTATTACCTGCGGTCAAGCAAGTGATCTTGCTACCATTATCAAAGCATAACGCCTGTCTGTTATTTACAATCAGTTTCGGTTTAATAATATCTGGTAACGAATGATACTGTTGTTTCAACTTGTCAAAAATAGTATTGCAACTTGATTGATTGTGTGACACCAGAAAACAAGTCGTATTCTCGTGTACCACACATTCTCTGATAGACAACGCAATGGTAATGGAAGAGATACCTAACTGACGGCTCTTAAGGATAATGTTGTTTGACTGCATATTCTGTACCAATTCTTTCTGTTCATCTGTCAAGATAAATGGCACGAGTTTTCCTTCTTTATCCGCAATCTTGATAAACGATTCGATCCAAGCCACCTTGTTCTCATCTTGCCACAACCACGCAAGTTTTTGTGCATTTGTTTTACTGATCATCATGCACCGCCTTTAAGAGCAGGAATATTAATACCAGATAGTAATACGTCCAATTCGTCCTCACTATCTTCAAAGAAGTCACTATTATGGAAGTTTTCTACATACTTAGCAGCGTTAACATCTCCATTCAGTGCCTTGTTCATCATCTTCTGGTATATCTGCATTGTGTTCAAAGTTCTCATATTTTTCATGTATATTTTAATTGCCTTTTGAGCATCATCTCTGATCAGCCAGTTATTTTCGCAAAATTCTTCTGTTTTATTTGTTCCGTCCTTGCTCTTAAACTGCATATCGCACTGGCACAGTTCGTCCCATTTGCATCTTTTTTTCTGGTCAGATAAGTACCACTGCACATACTTAGCAATATGATATGGGCAGATTTCCTGCATTTTTTGAAGCAATGTTTTATCTTTACTTTTTGCCATTTGTTTCTCTCCTTTCTGTTTGATTTTGATTGTTCTGTATTGATCGACCACGCAACCGTAGGTTGTAGTGGGCGGAAGTGATGTGCTTTGTGAGCGTTAGCGATCAAAGGATATCGCGCTACATGGGGTTTGGGGCTTGTCCCCAACATGATGAGGAAACCTTTACACTCTTTCTTACCTGCGGTAGCAATGTCGAGAAGGAACGCTGACGCTTATCCTGTCTCTCCTAAACTGCGCAATAAATTGCTTGTTTACTTGGGATAAGAGAGAAGAGGAGTAGAAGAGTAATCGTCGTTTTCTTCTTATAATTACTGGACTTTTTAACGATTTGCCTACGAAATTGGTGACACCCTATATAGAAGGGTTACACCAAAAACGTAGGCACTTTGCACAAAAACCCTTATAAATACTAAAGAAAACGACGATTATGTCCTCTATTTCATCTGAACAATTTTCCAAACTCTCACGTTTTTTCCTTTTCGTCTCGTCTGTTTTTCCTCTATCTTAAAAGGAATTCCCATTGTTTCTAATTTCTCATCGATTGTCTTTGCCGTCTTAACGACTCTTCCGTTCTTGCGTAAACTAAGTTTCTGCACAAGTTCATCTTTCTGGGACTTATCGCAAAATTCTGTTTTATCACTTGCATATCTGTTCAAAGTAACCATGACATCAATGTACTCTGGTTCGTAAATCTCATACTTCCATTTGATTATGTTGCCTAATCTGTCATATTTGTGCGTTCTCTCGAACTTATCAGCAAGATATGAGCAGTATCCATAATCGCTGAGATTTATCATCTTATTGTATAATTCGATATCGCTTTCTTTTTTCTTGAGCATTAACTCATTTACCTTTAAACAATTATCCTTTTTATCAGTATAAATGATTCCACTCTTATCTACGTTAGCGTTAAATCTTGGGTATTCTCTATAAAATTCATCTTCTCCGTTGAAGTCGAGGAATTGTGCAGGCGCAATATTTTTCTTAATTTGTGTGATCATACCGCCTAATTGTTCATTGGTTCTCGCACGAACATAAACGTCAATCTTTTCTGAGTATGCGCCATTGTCTTTTCTTCTACCGATACGTCTTCTGCCCATGCACTGGATCAGCGAACCAAGATCACGAATGTCAATCATTACCTCTTTTACATCTTTGTCTTTTATGTTAACTCCTGCATCTAGGCAAGCAGTAGTGATAAGTAGGTTTTCTTCAAATCTCTCATTTTCGAGCATCTGACTCAATTTCTCTTTGTCCATATACTTGGCATAATCTTTATTGCTGTCACTGCAACAAAAGATTGCATGATCTTCGAACTGCTTGTATAACTCGTATGCCTTTTTGGCAGATTCAATAAAGAAGATTGCCTTCGTACCTTTGCAAATTACCTCTTCTGCTTTACGTTTAAATGCGTCCTCTCTGTAAAAGAAGTAGAGTTGATTGATAAATGACCAATTGGTTGGTATCTTATATTTAAGGGGCTTTATGCCTTCTCTGATGCCTAATTTTTGGGCGTTATCTGTTAAATAATCTCTCATATAGGATTCAATATTTTCGCCTGTTGCACTCATGAAAATCTTTACTGCCGTAGGACATTCCATTATCATGTCATAAGCCACGTCTGTCGTGTCATTAAAGGACGCATCTTCTGTGAAATAATGATATTCGTCTGATACAATGTAACCGTAGTCGTATGGATTAAAGAAGTCCTCTTCTCCGAAGTCATTGTATCTTGACTTGTGCATGGAAAACTTCTGATATGTCACTATATCAATCACATCATCTTTGCCGTCGGCTTCAATTTCCATGACGAACTGATCAACACATTTACGTCTATGTATAAGGAAAAGAATCTTTTGACCCTCTTCCTTTGCAATATCGTATAACGTGTTCTTAATAAAGTATGATTTACCAACGCCTGTGCCTGCCGCAATAATGACAGGTACATCTGGTTCCCATTTCTGAATATCTTCAACTGTAATTAGATCGCTTACTCTTGTATTTTTACTTACTTTTCTTGTATTTGTTGCCATATTTTGTTGCTCTCCTTGTTTGATTATTTAGATAAATACTGTTTGATTGTCTTTTCCAGATTCTCAGATTGTCTAAAAATAAATACATTCTTGTCTGGACATTTCTCATTACGTTCCATTTTTTTCAAGATGAACCCTTGCATCATAAGGTATCCTGCAAGTGCTTGATTGAATATAATTTTATTATCTGTTTTTGTTTTGTTCATATCGTTTGTTCTCCTTATTTATGTATTTGTTTAGTTTAGTAGTCGACAAACTGTCGATTACTGATATTAATTAGTAGCCCTCAGTTTGAGGGTAACTGACCTAAATTCTTGGTATTACAAATGGTAATACCTAAATTCTGAGTGCCAAGATTGTTGGCACCTAAATTTTTGGTAGGAAGATTGTTCATACCTAAAACTTTGGTTTGCTAAACTGGGGCTACTGACCTAAATTCTGTACGTTAACATTATTAGCGGTTAAAACTTCAGTCAAACAATTCCTTGTTCAATTCTACTCTTTCCCTTTTTGCTATATTAAGCAAGTCCTCTTTTAATTCTTCCGTACCATCAAAGAGGAATATTGTTTTTATTTTGTTCTTTCTATCTGATCGCACTTGCACAATATGATGACCTCTTCGTAATAATTCGTTTGTTAGATCACCATTATGTATCACAATCCTTCCGTCGCTTGTATATTCCATTATTCCTTTACCTCGATTGAATAGTTTAGTAGATTTGTCTTAGTAAGCGCATAGCAATATGGCTCTTTTGGGATTATCTCATCATATCTCTTCGCCCTTTTACCGTATATATCTTTCACAACGTCAATAAAATATTTGTCTGGATAAAACTTATCCTGTGGCAGTTCAATTTGAAGATTTGTGTCTGTATCCCATAAAAGAGTATCGTTGATTGCATCTATATCAATCTTCGTGATCACATGACCTTTTTTTAATGTAATCTTCTCTTTTAATTTATACTTATCTTTTATATTTTGAAACTCTTCAATGCTATGTCTTTCAATACAATGATAAAATTCTGGCAACTCCAATATATCTACCAGATAATGTTTCACATGCTTCTGGTATCTTGAACTGTAGTATCCTAGATATGCGCTGTCGATTGCGAGCAACATCATCATTACTTCATCAGTTAAACCTTCTTTTTGTAAATCATATAATGACCAAAGTAGTAATACTGTCGATCCTGCATATTTCTCTGTATAATTTTGTCGTGTGATATTCTCAATAAGATTTGGATTAATAGATTCTTCGTTTTTGTAATCAATATTTGAAAATCTTGTGATATGATTATCGAAACATTTGCCTTTGTGAAGTGCCAAATCAACGCCAATTCCTTCTGACTGTGTGGCGTTCTTTGTCTTTCCTTTGAGGTCTTGACCCTCATGTCCTTTTACTTTCTTCTTTAATAAAAATATTTCCTCGACATTCCATCCCATTATTTGCTTTAAGATTGCGCAAGATAATAATGAGTCAATGTCATCTGTCAATATCGTATGATATTTATTTGTTTTGTCTTTGTACCATGTAGGTACATTATTTGTTGCTTTCTTCGTCATAATAATCACCAATTGGTGGATAAGATGAACTAACACCTTGTCCTTCCAATTGATAATCAATGACTGCGAAAGCGAATAAGAATAAATCCATCTTATTCACCTTCCCTTCTGCTTAATTTGCGTACTTCTGTTACTGAGTTTCATCAACTATAATTAAAATCATTGAAACTAAAATATAATTACCCTATGCCCCATGTCGGGGCACAGCAGTTATTCTTTAACCGAGTTATTTTTGACGCGGGCTTTTTTGCTTGTTTTCTCTTTCGGTTTTAACAAACCGTAACAGCAATTTAACCAATCATTGTACATCTTCTCGGTTGGGATCACTTCGCATCTTTCGATTCCTTTGATCCATCTGGTCGAGCACCCGAGACACTCAGCCATGTATTTTTGTGTAAGGTTATGGTAAATCCTTAAAAACTTTAATCTGTCTCCGCCAAGCATCTCTTTGCTCCTTTCATTTATTCACCATCAGATACTGTTGGTGTAATTGTTGAACCCGCAACAACAACTCCACTGTCATCAATTAGTGCAACTGCGTAGTATTCAGAGCAGTACACAGTAGTTGTTCTTGTGCTTGCATCTCTGGCAGGTTCAACAAAAGGATTCTCCTTAGGAATTAAACCAATAGATTCCTTTTTAATAGTAAGGATATAACCCTCGTGTTTCGCTGTATCGTATAATCTGTCAGTTACTAAAACAGGAATTCCTCTAAAATAACCTAACAGATTATTCTGCATAACACCTGTGCCATCTGTTGTAAATGTCTTTGTCTTATCAACAAATCCATCCATCTTAAGGAAAGATGGTACAAATGCGCTGTGAATATAAATACCAGCAAAATCTTCTGCGTTAGCATCATCTCCATATAAACCTAAGATTGCATTCATTTCATCAAATGTGATCTGGTGTTTTGTTGCTAATTGACTCTTTAAAGGTGTAGTTAAAGCAACATTAATGCAATCAGTATCAAGTTTTCTTGCCAGTGAGATTGCCTGCTGTTTTGCGGCTTCGTCTAATGCGTTACCGAATTCAACTGCGTCGTCGTAATCATTAACGGATACCGCAGGAGCGGCTACCATCTTAATAGTTGCCTGTGTGCTTGTCTGCTTTAACGCTGTCTTATCCATTGCAGTTCCAACTGTAATGTCTTTTGCATCACCGATATAAGCCCATTTTGGCATGCTAACTGTTTCCCCAGGTTTTCCAACTAAAGATTTAACTACCTTTGCACACTGAGAGATAACTACCTTTCCTTCAATTTTTTCTCTTACTAATTCTGCATAAACGTCTGGAATAATCATGTTTTTGTTTACTGCATTTGTTGAATTGTTTACAATATTTGCCATTATGTTTTCCTCTTATATTATTTGTTGTTAATTTGTGTTTTAATTTCTGAAACATCTTCTCTTATGTCATCTAAGTCATCCTTATAAGATGTAAGCACCTGCACGAATTCTGCATTTGTCGCAGATAATTTTTCGTTTTGTTCTTGTGCTTTTGAGATGACCGAATATAATTTTTCTTCTCTGTTTTCGTTCTGTTGTTGCGATTTCTCCCACAATTTCCAAATGAAAAAAGCCATGGCAATTACCATGACAATCGGAAATCCTAACTGACTTATCGCAGTTTGAAGTACATTGTAATCCACTCCTTTGTCTACCTTTCCGAAAACCGTATTTAACGAGCGCAAAAGTTCCGTGGTTTCCACACAAGTGGGGAATTATCTGGCTAATGCCTTATATAACTCAGGATTGTCCTGAAACAACTGTGCTTTTTCCCCGTAGGACATCTTTTTGAAGTCGGACTTTGTAACTGCTTGCTGTTTACCGTGATTGGTGGGTTTATTACCATTGTTTAACAGATAACCATTGATTGCCACACTTACGGCTTCAAGTCCTGCATCGACATCTTCACCAAGATTCAGATACTGTCCTAACTCTGTGGGTAAGCCAAGGTCATTAAGTTTAGTTGATAACTCTGCTTGACGTTCCTTTGCGAGCAGTTTCTCTTCTCTTGCTTCGAGTTCTTTTATTCGGTTTTCAAATTGAATTTCTGCATCTGATTTCTGTGCAGGTTTGTATTGTTTTAATTCTTCCTTTACAGTTCTGAGTTCGTTTGAATATTTTGTTCTAATCCTATCGCCCTCAGATTGAAGAATCTGCTGTACGCCTACTAACTGTTCATCAGATAAGTTTAAATTTTCTAGTTGCATTTCTTCACTTCCTTTCCAGTTGCAATCTATATAGCCCTGCAATTGCAGTTCCATCTTTTGCCCCTGTAATGATGTTGTTAATTTGTTGTATCAAAAAAAGACCTATCAATTGCGATAGATCTCTTTCTTCCTTATTATATAATTGTTTCTAAGGTCGCAGATTACGACCTTAGGATTTCTAATATGGTAATTTGCCACCTTAAGTTTCAAAGGTTACCGATCTAGTAACCCTTGGACATAGTAAAGGGAGTATCTGTTGTGACACCCCCTGCTACGTCTATATACATTTGAATTAAATAACGAACATTTTTATGTTGGGGATATACGCCCCCTTATACGCACATTTCGTGTACCGTATATACGGAACATTTTAAAATTGGCAAAAATTTTGTGTCGTATATACGGTACATTTTTGACCCATATCAAAAACTAAATTTCTGCATTCTGCTTTCTCATAGGGGGGTACCTTTCCATATAGTGACTTTTTTTGTTCCGAAAAAAACAGAACATTGCATTTTTTGACCTTAAAAATGAACTGAATTTTTCGGAACTTTTTTTAAAATTTGATAGCGTTACATCGTTCTTCCTATACTGCCACTTAGCACGTCGCCTGTACATGGCTATTTTACTGAGTTTTTTAATAGTTTCTGAGAGGTAACTGAGAAGTTTTTTGGCTGATTTTTACTATAACTATCTTCTTCTCATGTCTCCCTATTGTTCCATTTAACACATCATCAAAATTTGGCTTAAAATCTGGATTTGGTAACTGTATTTTTAAGGCAAGGGGGATAATTTTGGATTGATTTTTACTAAAACATTCTTGTCCTTCCTATAGTTCCACTTAATGAATCATCTAAAAATGACTTAAAATAAGGACTTTGTGATTATATTTTGAAATAAAGTCGACGATTTTTGACCGATTTTGTCTAAAACATTCTTGTCTCCCCTATATGTCCACGAAGCACAACCGCTAAAACTCTTATAAATACTGCATTTAAAGCACGTATTTTTTTTAAAGGGGAAGATTTTGGGCTGATTTTTACTAAGATTATCCTGCCATCTATATGTCTCCCTATTACAACAAGATTGGTGTCTAAAAAAACCCTTATAAATACTGGCTTTAACGTCCCTTTAAAAATAAAACCAAGGAATTTTTTGGACGTTTTTGTCTAAATATCCATGTCTCCCTATTACAGGAAGATTACCAAGTCCCAGACACCGCATAAACACTGGGTTTGAGCGGTGCCCAAAAATAAAAGTGGGAACTTTTTTGCCGTTTTTTTTCCAAAATTGTTCTTCCTATACGTCCACGAAATTGATTCTTTAAATACCGCATAAACACTATGTTTAAGCGGTATTTAAAATTTAAAGGAAGATAATTTTTGGCGTTTTTTTACCAAAAATCTGAACCATTGCAAATCTGCATAGGTTGGATTTACAACAACCCTAAAAAGGGTCATTGCAACCGTCCTCGTTCTGAGGACACTTAAATCAAGGACTCCACAGTAACGTCCTTAGTTGCTTCTAGTTTCTTGGCAGTGTGATACACTCTAAGCGTAAATTTCTTTCCAATCGCACCATTATCTGTTGTCTTTAGGGTTAAAGTATTGGCAGTTGTGTCAAATTTCTCTGTTACAAATGTGAATGAATAGTCGCTAGTAATCTCATACTGTAGACCATCCAGATGTTCTTTTACGCCATCATTCTTAGTAACAAACGTAAATACCATGTCTTTGTTGACATACATTTTACTGTATCTACTCGTAATAGATAACGTCCATGGATTAACCTCTGGCTCGCTCTCAGTTACAGTAATTTCGTCTGTTGTAACCTCAACATCGTGTTCTGCCCATCTTGCCGTAAAATTGACCGTTCCTGCCTTGATAAAGGTTACTGTGCCGTCCTGTGCGATTGTCGCTACATCATTGTTAGATGATGTCCACTCGATAGTAGGATTAGACACTATTTGATCATTCATATAGGCAGTTGTTTCCAGTTTGGTAACACCTACTAGTCCCGAGTCGGTACTGGAAGGAATCTGATATGCCTTATTATAGTCACCTAACACAAGTCGATAGTTGACCGTTGGCTGTTCATCTGCTGTACGTTCGCAATACAAGTGACAGATGCCATTCTTAGACATGATGTTCTTAATCTTGTATGTGCCACCGTACTCGTTGAATGTACCACCTATTGTTAAGCGTTTAGAGTCACTATTGTCCTCTAAAATCAATTCTAGATCGCCAGACAACAAAATCATCGTGCCGTCACTCGCAGACGAAATTGAGGTCGTTTTCATGCAAATAACCCTAAGTCCTGTGACAGTTCCAGTGTTAAGATTTAAGATACCGTCTGTCTGCTGTATGGCTGATTTATAGTATACGTCGTTTTCTGCCGTTTCCTTATTCAAGATGATGTAGTAGTTACCTTTGTAGTTTAAAAGCGTTCCTGTGCCCACAGGAGCGTTTTTAGCATAGTAAATAATGGAAGTATCTCTATCCTCTAAGCCGTCGTTATTCTTGCGAAAGACAACCTTAAAATCCTGCGCCTGTGTGACGGCTGTCATAGTTTTACCTTCTCGTTGTAGTGTTCGTGCGAAAGTTCTTTGTAGTGTGTCCAATTAATCACCGTCCTTTCCTCATAGAGATGTGAGTGCCTTCATGTTCATGGTTCTTTATAGTATCTAGTGGATTGAATCTTTCAAAGTCAATCTGTAAATCATTTCCAAATAATGTAACATATTCTTTTGTCATGTCTAGGGTAGAGTGTCCCATAATCTTTTGCAGTCGGAATATATCGCCACCGTTGATGATCCAATGCTTGGCAAATGTATGCCTAAATAAATGGCATGATGTTTTGTTCACATTGTGCTTGATATTGTAGTTATGGACTAACTGTTGATATGTTCTCACGGCTGACTGCTTGCCATAATCATTGCAGAAGAGGTAATCTTCTGGTTCTCCGCCACGAATTTCCAAGTATTCCTGCAAGATAGCAGATAAGGATTCAGATAAAGGGATTACCTGTTGCTTACGGTTCTTGGTTTTGCGTAGCACGATAAAACCGCTTGAAAAGTCAACGTCACAGATACGCACATTTAATGCCGTACGTATACGATTTGCTGTTGCAAGTAAGTAGTTTTCGAATACCCACGTTTTATATTCGGCAAATGTGCATTTACGTAGATTTGGTTTCTGTAAGAGTCGTTCTAGTTCTTCATCTGAGTAAGTTTGCTTGATTGGTTTTTCAATTTTGCACAATTGAATTTTAAAAGATTCCATATAGCCACAATCCATGCAGTAATACAAAAACGCTCTGAGAGTTCTAAGATAAGTGTTGATTGTTACATCTTTGATTCGTACATCGTCACGAAGCCATAGGACATAGTCGTCAATTGTGTCCTCTGTGATTGTATGCACTCGTTTTCTTGGATCGCAAAAATCAAAAAATCTTTTATTGATTTGCTTATAAGATAAGATTGTTTTGTCTGATAAGTTTCTGACTTTGCATTTTTTTAAATACATTTCAAATGCTTGGTTAAGAGTTAGATTTGTTGGATTTGACATTTTTATTTTTTGCATGATTTACCGCCTTTCATAGCACTTGACTAGGTCAAGATTAAACGAAAAATCTAGCGAAAATAAAAAAAGCGATTCAGAGATAAAAACTCTCTAAACCGCATGAATACGTACTTTTTTGAATGTTCGAATTGATCACTAGAACCTAAATCTAGCGCGTCTGCCAATTCCGCCACATCCGCATAGTGAGCGTGCGGGGATTCGAACCCCGGACAACTTGATTAAAAGTCAAGTGCTCTACCAACTGAGCTAGTATCCCATAATTTAATTTTTAAGCAAGCTGGGCTAGTTGGATTCGAACCAACGAATG